AGAAGATTATCTTCGATATGTAAAGAAGCAGTTGGTTGCTCAAACAAGTCAACTTTTTCCTTTGGAGGATGAATTTTTTAATGAAGATATTCCTCCAAATGAGATGGAGTTTGATGTCAAATTTGTTGGTACTAGATTTGATTCTATACCACAAGACCATTATAATAATCTCTTAGCAGCAGTATCTTCTCACAATAATGAAAGTAATATACCAGGCAGAGAATTACGTTGGATAGTATATGAAAAGAGAACCCAGAAAGTTGTTGGGTTTGTTCGGTTTGGTTCTCCTACAATTAATTCTAAACCAAGGAATATATGGTTAGGGAAAGAACCTGACCTTTCTGTGTTTAATCGTCATGCTGCAATGGGATTTGTTATTGTTCCATCTCAACCCTTTGGATATAATTATCTTGGTGGTAAACTTCTTGCATTGATGTGTGTTTCTCATTTTGCAAGAGAGACTTTAAATGAAGTATTCCAGAAAGATATTGCTTTATTTGAAACTACTTCATTGTATGGTTCTACGACCTCTGCGTCGCAGTATGATGGGTTAAAACCTTTCTTTAGGTACAAAGGTCTAACTGAAAGTAAGTTCCTTCCCTTGCTTCACGAGGAGGTCTTTCACAGACTCCATAATCGATTCAGTGTATGGAATAATAACAAACCGTTAACTCTTAACACTGCTTCCTCCAAAAAGATGAAAAGACAGACTAAAATGATTGCTTGGACTAAAAATTCTTTAAAGGAGTGTGGGCAGCATGAAAAACTTAAAGAGTTTAATGGTGTGATTAAAATGGCATTTGATCTTACTCAAAAGAAGAGATTTTATATCTCTGACTATGGATACTCTAATGTTAGAGAGGTTATTAACCAGGAACAGGATAAATTATTACCAGGGCAGAATTGGGATAAATTTCAACTTGAGAATATAATTAATTGGTGGAAGAAGAAAGCAACAAAGAGATATGATAAATTAAAGCAAGAAGGTCGTTTCAGAGATAAGGTCGAACTCTGGACTAATGATGATGACATTCAGATCATAAGATGAAAAAGTATCTTAAGTTAACCCCAGAAGAATGGGGTCTATTATCACTTATATTTCTTGATGAGTTTGTTAAAAGAACTTTAATGGGAATATACAAAACCTATGTTGCAATAGACACTTGGAATTTTAATCGAACATTGGATAGAAGGAATCAAGAACTTTATGAAAGCACTCCAAAACCAAAATGACTGAACTTAAAGATTGGTTGAATTCTATCAACTTTACAAAACAAGATTTACGAGAGGAAGATCCTGATGTCATAAAGGATTATGCTCCTTATATTATTAATCGTTGTTTATCAGGTCATCTTGATTGCATTATGTTTGCGAATGAGATGAACAAGTATTCGTTCTTAGATAAGGATATGCAATATTCTTTTTATCTAAATACTTTGAGGAAAAAGAAGAGATTCAGTCCCTGGCTCCGTAAGGATAAAGTCACAGACCTCGAAATCATTAAACAATACTATGGTTATAGTAACGAAAAAGCATCACAAGCTTTGAAAATATTAACCCCTGAACAAATTAAATTTATTAAACAACGACTTGATACTGGAGGAAGGAAATGACGGCTTCGACGGTTGAACCTACTGTAGAGTGGGCCCAAGATAAGATGCTGGAGGTTGTGCTGAATGAACCAGATGATTTCTTAAAAGTTCGTGAGACTTTAACAAGAATTGGTGTAGCATCCAGAAAGGAAAAGAAACTCTATCAGTCCTGCCATATTCTGCACAAGCAGGGAAGATATTATATTGTTCACTTCAAGGAACTCTTCGCACTTGATGGGAAACACGCTAACCTTACTATTAATGATGTTCAGCGTCGGAATCGTATTGCTAGACTTCTTGCTGATTGGGGACTTATCTCCATAGTCAAGGAAGATTCCGTTTCAGACATTGCACCACTTAATCAAATTAAAGTATTAGCATATAAAGATAAAGGTGACTGGATTCTAGAACAGAAGTATAATATAGGAAAGAAGGGTAAGACCCAAGAAACTGAGTGAAAAAATTTATTTTTGATGTTGATGGAACTCTGACTCCTAGTAGATGTCAGATAGATCCAACATTCTTATCATTCATGATGTCCTTTGCAACACAGAATGATGTTTACCTTGTTACTGGTAGTGACAGGGATAAGACATTAGAACAGGTTGGTGTGGATTTATTTAATTTATCCCAAAGAGTTTATAATTGTTCTGGTTCTGATGCATATGAACATGATAAGAATGTTTATAGGGATGAATGGGAACTGCCTTGGGATGTAGAACGTTTTTTATTAGATGAATTGGATTACAGTCAGTTTCCTATGCGTAATGGGAATCATATTGAGAGAAGACCTGGTGGAGTTAATTTCAGCATTCTAGGTAGAGCAAAGGATCCTTTTCTTGGCAGAAAGGAATATATGGAATGGAGTAAGAGAACTAATGAAAGAGAAGATATAGCAGATAGATTGCGAAATGAGTTTCCTGGTTTATCTGTTGCTCTTGGTGGTCAAACTGGTATTGATATTGGACCTTGGGGTAGTGATAAAAGTCAAATACTCAGGGATTTTAAATTGGGACAACAGATATATTTCTTTGGGGATCGTATGGAACCTGGTGGAAATGATCATTCTTTAGGGGAAGCCGTAAAGGATATGGGCGGTTCTACGTACCACGTTAAAAATTGGGAAGAGACCCGAACCATATTAGAGGGTATTCACGACTGACATTTTAGATAGTCTTTGCTTAAATAGTAGTGTCGCCGAAAGGGACAACACAACTAAAACTCGCTTTTAAAGGAGGCTATTATGACTAACTTAGCAAGGTATCATGCTGAGAATCTTCCAGAACTTTTTGAGAAGATTACTAGAAACAGCATTGGAATGGATGATTACCTTAATCGTTTCTTTAATGAAACAAGAACAGAGAATTATCCCCCTTACAATATCATTCAGGTAAACAATGTAGAATCAAGACTTGAGGTTGCTCTTGCTGGATTCAAAAAGAAAGAAGTTAAAGTTTACACTGAGTTTGGTAAATTAATTGTTGAGGGGAACAGGGAAGAGAAAGAAGATAAGGAGTTTGCCTTTAAGGGACTTGCTCAAAGGTCTTTCCAGAGAGCATGGGGTATTTCTGATGATACGGAAGTACAGAAAGTTGAATTTGAAGATGGACTACTTACTGTTACAGTAGGAAAGATTGTCCCAGAACATCATGCCCGAAAGGACTGGCTCTAAATATCAAGGAGGGTTGCTACCCTCCTTTTTTTATGCTATACTTTTTGGAGGTATGAATAAGTTATGACTGTTAAAGTCTTAGTTTTGAAATCTGGTGAGGATGTCATTGCTGACGTTCAGGAGATGATGTCTTCTCAAGAACAAGTGATTGGATATTTTCTTAATAAACCTTGTGTTGTGAAATTGCAAACATCAAAACCTACACAAGATGAATTAGACCCTAGTCAACCAGAAAAGCAATCAGATGTATCTGTCTCAATGTATCCTTGGATGCCTCTTGCACGAGAAAAGGCAGTTCCAATTAGTACTGATTGGGTAGTAACTATGATTACTCCAGTAGAAAAGATTCAAGAAATGTACGAGAAGGATGTATTAAAAGATGACAGAGAAGAAACCGATCCAACTTCTAATTCTGACCAACAATCTAAAGTTGGTCTCACAGATTGAAGAAGTTGCTGCTATTGATATAGGAGCACCTGATTGTAAATTAGTTGAACCTTACCTTGTAGGAGAGCAAGATACTCTTTCTCCTTGGTTGGTTGATGTTACCAATCAGAATACTTTTATGTTATCATCAGATAAGATATTAACTATTGTTGATCCAAAACCCACTCTACTTGAGAAATACGAAAAACTTATTAAGTGAAATTCTACACTAATGTACAATTGATTGGGAATCAATTCCTTGTTAGGGGAGTTGAGAATGGAAAGAGGTATGAGCATAGGGATGAATTTTTCCCTACTTTATTTGTTAACTCTAAGAAGAAGACTAAATATAAGACGTTGAGTGGAAAATCAGTTGAAGCGATCAATCCAGGAACAGTTAGAGATTGTAGGGACTTTTATAAAAGATATGAGGATGTCGAGGGATTTGAGATATATGGCAATGACCGCTACATTTACCAATATATTTCAGAGAAATATCCCGAAGATGAGATTAAGTTTGACATCAGTAAGATTAAACTTGTTACTTTGGA